CAGAAACAGCGCCTATAGGTTTACCATCTTTATATTGCAATACATTATGAAACTGAAGATGTGGTGCGTCATAGTTAATTACATTAGAAGATGCAGGGTACATTATTTCCATATTTACCCAATTATTACCATCATCAAAAATCTTTTTTAATTGCTTATCGCTAAGAGACTTTATGGCTTTTGTTAAATCACTCATAGCATAATTAAATGCCTTTTCTATATTACCTCGACCTGAGAATTTTTTTGCTATTGCCTTAGAATCAACACCGCCTCGCTTAATATCACCTGCGTTTCTGGCTGCTAATAATTTTTTATTCCATGTAATAAACAAATTTTGGCCGTCTGTTTTTTCTGTGGCTTTTTCGTCTATATCTAATTTACCTTGTAATGCTACATCTATTATTTGTCTAAAATCTCCAAATGTCAAACCTTTATCGTCGAATGGGTGAGACATGTGACCGTATGCACCTCCTTCTAAAAGTAATGCTTCATGTAGCGTTCCAGGTTTAGGTGCTGTTACAGGCTCGTCCTTGTTTGTTTCTCTAGATATATCTGCACCTAAAAAGTTTACAAACTCATATCCTACTCTTGTTGCTATATATTTAGACCATTTAGCCCAACGGTCATAAGCAACTTTTCCTTTTTTGTCTGCTAAAACATTTGTTCCTGCAATTGCACCTGGTATACCAGTTGGCCAATAAGATACAGCACCTGTAGGTCCACCTGAAAAATCTTTTTTGAATTCTGTTTTATGGTCAAAAAATTCTTCGTCACCTGAAATATAATTTAGCACCTCCATACCTATGCTTTCAGCTGACCTTTTACCAAACATCTTCCAAGATTTTTGATTACCCCACCAACCTCTAGGTCCATCATCTACAGGATTTTTAGCAGCTGTTTCACCGCCTATTTTATTTTCAGATAAAAATTTACTTATATCAAAATAACTACAAAAACCTTCCATTACCTCATTAAGCTTTTCAAGTTTATTTACAATTAAATTATAATTTTTTGTATGTCCAAATATACCTTTGAATATTTTTAATTTATCTTTCTTTTCTAATGATTTGTCACCTAATGCGTTTCGTATTGCAGTACCACTCATCTCTCCATATCCAGGTACCTTTAATGATACATGTGGAGCTATTATTGTATAAGCTCCATCTCTATATCCAACCTCAGCTTTTCCTTTCCAAGGTCTAAAGAATTTTCCTCCTAATCTTTGTGCATCTTTTTTACCTACCATAAATACTGCAGCTGTTGTTTCGGGGTCATACTTTTTTAATATCTCTTCTGCCTTATACGGATTTTTAACCTGTACAACATTAGATATTCCATGTGAATTTATTATTTTCTTTTTTTCATTAAAACTAAAAGGTGATTTTGGCAATGCTACTTTACCTGAAGTTGCAACATAGGCAACATCAAATCCTCTGCCTGCCAACCATTGGTATGTCTTTGCGTGATGAGCACCCATAGGTTGAAAGCGTCCAGGATAAATTGCAACAACAACTTTTATCTTAGAATCTTGTTCTGTTATTTGATTAGCCAGCCATTTACCTAAATTCATTTTTTCCTAAGCTCCAATTCTTTTTTAATCCACTTTTTAGCAACATGATTTTGTATCGGTCTTTTTATAAATTCCCTTGCACCATTTTTAATTATTTTAGGAAAGTCTTTATATTCACTGTTATCAACAACAAGCATATTGCTACTTCCAAATAGACCTTGAAATTTACCTAGATTGTTTTGTACAGCCTTCCAAGATTTTTTTACTAATTCTGTAGGTAGTTTTCTATCTCTCTTAAAATTTCTTTCAAGTGCGACATCAAGGTCTGTATTTACAAAAATCATAAAACAATCATATCCTACATCCTGTAATCGTTTTTTCTGTTTTGCTATTTTTGCATAATCCTTTCCTGTTCCATCAATTAACATACCAAGTCTTCCATTGATATAATTTTTTAATGCAGCATCTCTAACCTTTTTACTTTTGTCTCTTAATATCATTGCCTGGTCCATTTCTTCAGGACTTAGTTTAGAAATATCTTGAGACATTCCTGACATTTGTAAATATGTTTCAAAATACTTATCACTGTTAACAGATTTTAATCCGTCAGCAGAAACAAAAGGCATTTTTTCTGGCATGCCAAATAGTGTTGATGCAGCATATGATTTACCGCTACCTGGTCCACCTGCAGTAAATATTGCTTTGAATATTCCTGGGTCGTATACACCTTCTTTTAATATGTCGAACAACTTAATCATAGTTTATTCTCCTGATAATGCACTCTTTATTGTATTTACTTCTTTAATAAGTTCGTCTACTTTTTTTGTTAAAAATCTTACTGACTCTTGTAATACATGCTCGTCTTCTTGAGCTTCAACTACTTCTTTCACATTTACAAGTGAACCTGACACTGCAAATTCTTCTGTTGTTGTTTTTATACTTGACATTATTTTATTCTCCTATATTTTAGAGTAAAATTACCTCTCCAATTTTTGCTTGATAAATCAACAGCGATTCTAGGATATAACATTGAGTTTGCGGAAACAGAACCTGTTAATGTTGCTGTCGCTTCATATGTTGCATATCTCGTATCCATATCTGTTATTATTGCAAGCTGCTGACCTCGTTTTATACTGTTGTTAACTGCAGAGCCTGCTTCATAAGGAGGATTGCCTAACTCTTCTCTATCTATTACCAGTAACTCACAGGTTGCTGAATTTCCTGTAAGACCTGTACTTAAACAGTGTAGTTGCCAAGTCATTGATATAAGCTCTATTTTATATGGAATTTTATATCCTGAATTGTAGTGTGATAAGCCTACATTAGGATAAGATGTATATTCCTTGTTCCAATAGTAATAATAAGGACCTTGAGAGTTTGCACCGTAATAAGAACCTGACGTTGCACCATTAGACAGCTGAAATGAAAGAAATATACATTCTTCTGTACCAGAATATATTGCACCACTTGCACTTATCTCTCCTGATGATGTTATGTTTGATGCAACATTTAGATATTGGTTTACTTTTAGGCTGTCGTCAACTACAACATCTGTCCCTAAGGTGTTTGATATATCTTTATTTAGATTTATATATGTTGAAGCGAACTTGCCTATAATTACATCATTACCTTGAAGAATTACTGTGTCGTTACCAAGCTGTACACCTGTATTAGCATCTCCTCTTCTATTAAACAATTGGTCTGATTCTATTACATTACCTACAATTGTTCCGCTTGCGCTTATATCACCTGAGGCTGTTATATTTGTAGAATTTATTCTTGGTACTGTTAGTCTTCCTGTACTTGCATTGTATGTAAATGTTCCTGTGTCGTCTCTTAGTCCGTTTGACTCGTTATGAAAAACTACAGGTGCTTCTGAATTTGCTGTAGAATTTGTAACTATAACTGTACTAGCTTCTGTTGCCGAGGTGGCCTCTTCTGCTGTAGCAACTGTTGTACCTGCTATTACTGAAGATAGTGCAGTACCATCTATTCTTAAAGACTTTACATTTACTGCACCACTAGCACTTATTTCTCCTGACGCTGTTAAATTACCTTGAATTAAAGTTGGTTTGTTTCCTACTACGATTCTATCTTGGCCTAAACTATAATTTAATACTGCCTGTCCTTTTGAATAATAATCATCTGCATATACACCACCACTTGCGCTTATTTCACCTGAGGCTGTTACATTACCATTTACATTTAGATGGGTACCATCAAACGTCAAATTTGCTTCAGCGTTAACAGTATTAGAATTGACTGATGTCAACACTCTGTTATCACCGTTGTTTGTATAAGATGAAATTGCACCTCCTGAAGACAAACCTGTTAACCCTGACCCATCTCCTACAAATGAACCTGCTGTTATTGTTCCACTTGCAGTTATATTACCTGTACCGGTATTTGTACCATTTTGAGTTTTAATTCTATTCGATGCTGTTATCTCACCAAAGCACCAGTTTGAATGCGTTGAAACATTTATAGCAAACTCACCTTGCAAGAGTGTTGCAGGTGCAGAAGAGCCTGTTCCATTTTTTATCTGTATAGTTTGTGCCATTTGTTTATCTTCCTGTTATTATATAAATATCAAAGCTTTACCATTAAAACACCGCCAGATGTTTGATATAGCATACCTTTTGTTAGACCAGCGTCTCCTGCCTCTGTATCAGAATCATAAGTTGGAAAAGATATATTACCATCCAATAAATCGTTTATTGTAGGCTCGTCTTCTATTATATTTTCATCATCGCTCATTTTACTCTCCTTAAGGTGTTATTGTTCCATCAGTAAATGAAGGACCAAAATCAGTTGTTATATCTATAACTCTATATTTTATTTTGAAATAATAGTCTGAACCTGGTGTGTTAGTTGAATCGCCTGCGCTGTTATTGGTATTCAAATTACTTCTTCTATTTCTTAAAAATATAGGTTTGTTTAAACCTAATCTCATTTGAGATACCGGAATGTGCTTTGCTACAATTGTATCTTTGCTAGCATTTATTACAGCTCTATTAAAAGCACCCATAGGTACTACTTGATTACTACTTTGGCCATCATCAGGAATACAAATAAAAGTAAGTTTATTTCTTTCAACACCTCCTGTTTGAAATGCTGGAAAGTTAGCTGTAGGTGCAGCATAATCAACAAACAAAACAATTTGGTCTATATGTATGGCTTTATTTGCGCCAGGAGCTGCAAAAACAGTTAATGGAGAACTTCCTATAGTTTTCATTCTTGCACCAGTAACTTTAAGTACCTTTACTTTTGTGTCACTTTTTAACATACCATCATTATCTTGTACTATATGTGTATAATGACTAGAAGCAGTTGTTTCGTTTATTGAATCAGATAGAAAGTTTATATTACCACTTGCGCTTATATTACCTGAAGTCGTTACATGTCCCATAAAAAACAACCCAGTGTCATTGGTTACACTGTGTCCTATTCTAATAGCATTAGATGTTGGATGGTATATTGAAAGATTTTTGACACCTACACCAGCACTATCATCTTCTAACAAAAACTTCCCTGCTGTAATGTTACCACTACAAGTTATATTGCCTGACGCTGTTATTTCTCTTACAGACATATCTTGACTTGCAGTTATACTAAGTGCATGCACTGTACCACTTGAACTTATTGGGCCTGTTACAGTAACGCTTGTGTTAATAACAGCTTTATCTGCGGACAAATCTTTTACCTTTATTTTAGCGGTATCTGTTTTATTTGCATTTTTAACTTGCAATCCTTCTGTGGTTGAAAAAACCAAATTACCTTCAACTGCTTGGGATGCTGCATTTCTAAACTCTATTGTATCGCCATCTGTAATGATATGATTAAACGAACCTGTTGTTGCGTTTACTATTGAAAGCGCGCTACCTGTTCCGTCTGTTAAGCTAACTCCGTCTGTATGTATTACACGCTGGAATGTATCTTGTATATTCGAACCTGACAAATTGGGTAATGCCATTTATAACCCCTATTTACGTTTTTCTAAAACTTTAATAACCTTTTCAATAACTGGCATTCTTTGTTTTTCAGTTATTGGATTTTCTTGTATATATTCTGCAACTATATTATTAAGCTTGTTCTTTTTTATAGTTAAATTCTTTATGTTTATATCTTCTTTTATCAACATTTTAAGCAAATTCAAAATATGCTCTTTTTCCGTTAATGTAGGTTGGGATAATATATGTACTGTATTTTTGGATTCTTGCAATTTTGGTTTTGATTGAGATTTTACCTCAACAGTTACCTTTTTTGATTGCTCTACCTTAAACTTGGACTCCCAAGGTGTAAAATAAGTATCCTCTGCAATTACCTCTAGCTTAATTGTTCCTTCAGTATTTTCATCGATAAGACCTCTAAGTCTTTTTACAGGCACTTTAACAACACCGGATTTAGATATTGTACCTTTGAACATTACATCAAAGCCGTCAGCCTCTACAACTAACCTAGCTTTTGATTTATTTAGTGATGCGCCTTCAAGTTTTATTTTAGCCTCAAAGTTTTCTATTTTATCCGTGTATAATTTGTACATTTTTCTTTATCTCCTCTGCCATAAGTTTTATATCGTTTATGTGCAGTGCAATGTTTTCTATTTCTTTTTTTTCGTCGTAAACTTCAATTCCTTTATACCACATAAGAAGTCGTATTACCTCTTTACGCTTCTTTTTATCTTTATCTCTTTTTCTCCAATTTTTACCGCCTGCTGCTACCTCAGCAATTACTTCTTGTACGAGATTCCAGAGATGAGAATTGTTATTCCATTTAATATCCGCCTGATTCCATTTTATTACATTTATTGCCATATATAAATATAAACCTATTTACTAAAAGGTTCCTCCATTTATTGCAATAGTACTACCTGTGAATGTAGGTATACCTGATGAAAAATTTCCTCGTGTCGCTGTAATACTACCTGCCAATACTACGTTTCCTGAATAATCTATTTCAAAATCGCTGTTACTAGAAAATGATGTTCCTTGATGTATTATAAATCTTTGTTGACTTTCATCTACACCTATTGTCCATCTTTTATTTGAGGTTTGATTTAGAAACCGAATTCTTCTGTCAGCATCTGTAAGATAGTTACCTTGCAAGATATCATTGTTGTCTACCCAAAGTAAACCACTGCTTGTTACTCTAAACGTTCCTTCCTCTAATCTTAAATATTCTGTAACCGCTGTAGATTCTGCAGAACCAATTTCAAATCTCATAGAACTTCTAATAAAGGTTCCGTCTTCATTAGCATCGTCGATAACACCTTTTATACGCATACCTATCGCAGCTTCTCTTTCAGCTTCCTCAACCTCCTTAAATCTTCTACGTAAAGATTCGTCTTCCCAAACTATCGAACCTAATACATCACCTATTGATGCTGTTGTTGGTGAATCAAATGTACCAGGTGAATATGTTAAAACAATTTCAGAGCCAGATGTTTCTGCTTCTACTGCAGCACCTACTTCTCTATTATTAAACTTTTTTGTAATAAGCTTACCATCCTCAAATTCTAACTCTCTTCTTCCGTCATCACTTCTAAATTTTATTGAGTCAGCCTTAAAGTCTATATCATTTTTAGGTGTCCTTGTCTTAAAACCTAATCGACCTGAACGTGATACGAACATAAAGGTTCTTTCAGAACCTCTGGAAATACCACCTGGATTTGATTCAAGAGGTTTATGTATTTGCCATTCTCCCTGTCCAGTGAATCCCATCTCAATTGAAGCTGTTGGTCTTAAAATAGTTGCTTGTTCTGTAGCAGATGTAAGAGGTCTATCTATAGAACGGAATAATCTTGATGCTGAACCATTTGACGATTGAGTAATTGAATGAAATTGTTTAAACGAGCCTGTTTTTGTTGATACACCAAATAATGCCATAGATTCTGATACAGACCTAGAAATAAATGAAGCTGTAATAAATGCTATTTGCGTTGCACCAGAAGACATAGAAACTGCATTTGCTGGATTTGAATTAGCAAAATATGGATGCGTTATATCACTGGCTGTTGTGAATGATGATGTTGTCAAACTCTGTGTTGTAAATAATATTGACCCTGTTGTATATATTATTCTTTGTGACATTATCTATTCTCCAACTGTTCTATTCTTTTTGTTAATTTTTCTATAATCTTTTGCTGGTCCTGAACAGATTGTACAAGTAAAGGTATCATTGTATTATAATCCATAATAATAGGTTGTTTTTCTGGTTCTTCACACCATTCTTCTGTACCAACTACAGCCTCAGGATATACAGGCTGTACTTCCTGTGCTATAAAACCAGTTGTTCTTGTACCTCCTTCAGACACAGGCGTTGCCTTCCACTCAAAACTTCTTACAGGTATTTGTAACAAATCATCAAGTCCATAATTAGAGTCTTTTATATTTGTTTTTAATCTTCTGTCTGATACAGTTTCATATATTACTTGTGTTTTGAAATTTGAATGATGTTTTCTAACACCTCCTGCATAAGAGCTTTTTATCATAAAAGCGCCGTAACTAGTTTTTACTGCTTCTCTATGGAAAAAAGATATATAAAAGGCATTAGGCAAACCGCAAGGTGTAGCTGGAAGCTGAGGAGGGTTTCCAAACGTTGCATCGGCTCCTTGACCTTCAACACAATGAAGTCCAGGCTGTACAGACATAAATGCAGAATTACCTCCTTTAACAGCAACTGACCTAGGAATTGTAGATGTAGCAATCTTTATACCATGACCTGCTCCTGCCTGTTCGCAATCAAAATTGTCTTCTCCTACTCCTACTGGGTCGGCACATTTATTAAATATTGCAGAATACATTACACCTTGTTCTAAAAACTGTCCATCTCCAGATAATGCCCCAGCAGCGCCATCAGGACAGTCAAACGAATTAAAGCCATTAACCATAAACCATGCTGTATCATCGTATGCATTACTGAAATTATTCCAATGAGAATACCCTGAAGCTAAACCTATCTGTTTACCTGGAGGGCCTATTGTTACACCACATGCAATATATGATTGATGTTCAACAGGGTCATGTGTTCCATGCGCCCAATTAGCACCAAGCTGGCCAACTTCTGCTTTTCTATATTCCTTTGATATCATACAGCCGCTTCCGCCTGAACCTATACCTGTTTCTCTAAAAAATGTAATTTCACCTGTTTGGTTATTGTATTTCACATTATAGTTTGTGTCTGCGTATCTCAACCCATAATAATACCATCGGTTGTTATATAACATTTGCATACCACCGTGTGCTGTTGCAGGCTGTTGATTCGGAGGTACAGCTGGTTGACCGAATGTTCTATTAGCTGTATCTATTCTAAATGTTAGTCCTTGTGTGTCTTCTGCTCGTATTTCATTTATATAAGATTTTCTATTTCTAAAAATCATTACATCGTCGCCGCTTCTATAAACCTGTCCAAAATCAGTATTTTTATTTGAGCCGTTATGGTTGAACCAAACATGACCATTCGAATCACTACTAGTTATCCAATACTCATCCATAAATAAAGATTGAGATGCCACATGATTTCCTAAATTGTCTGCACCACCGGTACCACCTGTACCTGAACCTATATCATTTGTAGATGCCGTAGAATAATGAAGTCTTTTTGTTGTAGTATTATATGTTACTATATTATTATTTTGAGTAGTCAAACAATGTACTGATGTTGTACCGTATATATCTACCGTGTCTAAACAATTATCACCTAGATATATAGGACCTGATGCAGATATCCCACCTGAAAATGTTGTAGGTCCAGTAAATGATGATGTTCCTCCAAAAGTATTAGGTCCTGTTGTGCTAAACGAACCTGTAAATATAAAAGGTCCATTAATGTATGTTGTAGGTCCGGTATTTATGTTTATATTTACATTACCAAAAGAACCAGTACTACCGCTTATTGTATTTGTAACAACATTTGTAAACGTTGCAGTTAATTCGTTTTGCCAAGGTACATTAGGTACAATTGCTGTATAATTTGCTATATCTCCATAGTCATTGTAAAACTCAAATCTAAAATCTAGAGAATCATAATTAGCAACATTACATTTTATTGTTTGAAATATAACATCCCATGAGCCAGGTGTGAATCCTACTCTATCCCAAGGCTTTATTGATACGTCCCATATATACCATATACCTGAATCGATTTTGAATTTTGGCATTGCACCTTCTGTACCGTCTGCTCTAAATACAAATTTTCTACCTACCTCATTTTGCATTCTGTCAAAATCAATATGTTTTTTCTTTACTGCTGTATCTTCTATAAGACCTATAAACTTACCATAATCATCACCGCCATCTACAAATGCAGAGCCTGACATATATACTGATAACTTAGGGTCCTCGATAGCATTGTTATTTGCTGATGTCCAAGATGGTATTTGTGTTCGCTGTGAAACAGCTTTGAATGATAATTCATACCACTGGTCTTGATAAAACGATGCGGTAACAAGAGGCTGTACCCACCAAAATGCTGTATCGTCTAATTGCAATGCTTGGTTATTGTCACCTACAACAAGACAATCCATAACAGGAGGGTTTTCATTAGAATCTGATTGTCTATATATACCTAACGATGGATTTGCAGTACCTACACCTGAAGCTGTCCAGTATGTATTTAACGAGGCAGTTCCATTATGAGCTACACCATATTGTGTAAAATCTCCAATAGGATATCTATATTTTTCAAAATCATCTCTATATAACAACTCATTTGCCTCTACTGCATTATCAGATGCCAGCATCCAATCAAATGGTGCCTGGTGGTTTTTTATGTAACATTTAATTCTTGTAACATCACCTGTCAATGGTTCTAGGTTGTTGAATTTTACATGAGCATATGATGTATTTAATGGAGCTCCTGTCGAGCCTGTAGGACTTGCGCTATAGCTAACAGGCATTTGAGACCACATTAACTCAAAGTCAGATTCACCAAATTCAAAGTGTTCAAAGTTTTGATATTGAGCAGATGTTAAACCTTGTAATGTTGTATGAGGAGTAGAAGTTCTAACCTCAAAAGGAGATATTACTTCTGCAACTGTTGTTACGTATGCACCTGTTACAAAAGATGCAGTATTGTTTGTAAATGTTGTATTTTCAAATAAACCATCACCTTCCTCTTCAGGTGCAAATACAGGAGCTGCTGTATATCCATTTACAGACGAAGGTCTTACAGTCTGAGGGTTTCTTACAATAAGAATACCTCCTTCCATATCTTTTGTAAAACCTCCAAAATCAAGTATACTCTGTCCAGATTCTGGCTGTGCTGTTATATAATATTTGTCACCTGATTTTCTATATGTTACTTTACTGTTTGTATTTTTTGCTTCACCAAAACCATCAGATGATAACACATAACTAGATGTTATATTACCATTCCAATAATTAGAATTATCAGAGCCTGAAAGTTCTTGATTATATGCCAATAAATAAAAAGGCTTTTTAATTTCGTCTATTCTTATAGAAGGTTTATTTGTTCCATATATTATAGGTGATTTGTTTGGCGAGTCTGTTTTTGCTGTAAATATTCTTGTCCATCTAAAGTTAGGTACGTTTTGCCAGACTCCTGGTATTGCAGAGCCATCAGGTGCTTGAGAAGCAACTCCTATAATTGTAACGATACATTCACCTGGTGGTGTGTTTGATGTTATGTCAATAGATATTACCTTTGTATCTACATCATCACCAATACTATAAACTTGAGATTTTAATAACTGTCCATTTTTATCGATAACCTCAACAAGTATTTCAGAGTCAACCTCCATTGTTTGAGCATTACCTTTAATACCTATAAGATTTCTACCAGCATTAAATATAAATGACGGGTCATAATCTAATTTAAGATAATTACTTGACTTGTCGTCGAAGTCTTCAAAGTATACCTCTCGATTGTACAAGTCTTGAAAAAAGTACTGTCCTACGGTGGTTTCTACCTGAAGTCTTTCTATCCTATTTTGTGCGTCTGTTCTTCTTGCCATTCATAATTCCCGATATTATATAAATATCACAGATTATACAATAACACGGCTTAAACCTTTTGACCTACTTATTTCTATAAGGCCACCTACCATATCTTTCATAATATCTATATGAGAAATTATTACAACAAAATCAAACTCTGTTTTAAGATAGTCAAACAACATTGATATTGAATTTATATTTTCAGAATCCAAATTACCAAAACCTTCATCAATTGCTAAAAAATTAGGTCTAGGTAAATTTGATATTTTAATAAGCGCAACACGTATTGCAAGAGATGAAATAAACTTTTCCATACCAGACGTTAACTCCAATGGCCATTTATTATCATCTCCATATTTTATATAAGTTAAAATATTTTTACCGTCAACATCAAATTCAATTTCAAAATCTACAATCTGCGAAAGTGTGTTATTTATCTCCTCTTCCAGATAAGGAAGCGTTTCAGCTATTATTTCATAAGGTATACCATCTCGCCTTATAGCATCAAGATAATATTCATATGATTTTAATTTAAGCTCTAATTCATGGGCATCTGATATAGTTGTTTTTATATGAGATATATTCTGTTGAGTTATCGATACATTGCTGTATGCCTTTTGTATTTTTGACGATATCTCATCTAACTCCAACTTTATATTTGATTTTTCTATTTCTAGACTTTCAATTATTGCATTTATTTTTTCATTTGCCTTGATTGTCTCCTTGTTTTTATAATACTTTTCTATATCTCTTTCCACACCTCTTAAATCAGTTTTAGATGCGCGTAAGTCTGATTTTCTTTGTTCTGACTTAATAATAATTTCTGAGTTATATTGGATTATTTGCACTTTTTCACTGTTAAGTTTGTTATATGCACCTATAAGCTTTTCTACCTCAACACTTTCAAGCAGTATATTATCCGAAACAGATTTGTCTTGTAAAAGTTTTTTAACTATAACTTTATCCTCTTCTAATTCTATCTTTGCCTTGTCAGCTGCTTTTACAAATTCGTTATTACAACAATATTTGCAATTAGGGTCATATTCATGTGTGTCTAATTTTGATATAAGGTCTAATTTATTTCTTACACTAACTTTCTTTACCTCTATGTCTCTAACTAGCCTAGAGTTATTTTCTTTTTCTAGGTCTAATACAGATTTTTTTACATTTAATTCATCGATATTTATTTTAGACATCTTAGAATTTATATTAGACATTTTAACCTTATTATCTTTTTTGTAGTTTTTATATTTTTCTAGTTTTTGATTATTGAATACTATTTCTCTTTCACGCCTTATCTTTTTTTGCTCTAGTGCTTCAATGTCATTTTCTACTGTTATATTTTTTAACTCTTTTACCTTGCTATGTATTTGTTTTTCTTTTTTAGAATACTTTTTTTGTATCTTTATTTTTGTATCGTTTAGTTGTGTATATATAGATTCGTATTCTAATAAATTGTTCTCTTCGTCTATTAACTGTTGAGAATAATCTGTTTTTCCAAAATTCTTAAGAAGTATTTGTACCTCTTTGATTTCTTCGTTTGCAAGTTGATATAGCTCTTCGAATACAGTAATATCTAAAAACTGAGACAGTAAATCTTTTTTCTCTACCTGTGACTGGTCTATAAAACCTGTATTATTATTTTGTACTGACATTGATGTTAAAACAAAGTCATTGTATAATCCAAGATAGCCTCTAATATTTTTATCTGTTTGAGTTCTTTGTTCGCCATTAAGCGATATTGGATTGTCGTCTTCGCCTATCATCCAAAAATCTACATCAACACGAACGTGACCTGATTTTTCTTTTTTACCTCTACGTTCAATAAAATAATCTACACCATCTATTTCAAAATTTAATTTGGAATAAAAATTACTCTTCTTGTTATTTAGAACATCTGATGCAGATTTTGTTCTAGAGCATTTATGAAATATATTAAACATTATTGCATCAAGTATTGCAGACTTACCTGCGTGGTTAGGTGCAAATATACCAATCACATCTCTAAGCTTTGAAAAATCTATTACGTTATCTTCTCCATAACTAAACATGTTTGAAAATTCGAATTTTTTAGGTAGCCATCTAACACCTCTTGACACCTCTATTGTAGAAAGGCTTTTGTTTAATTCAGTGTTTATATTTTTTATACGCCTTATTGTCTCATCATCAGCAGGATGGTTCGCACCTATATATTCTTCTAACAACTCATTTTGATATTGTACATCTCTAATATCTCTTGTTATTGACCTTGTTGTTTTGTTTTGAGCATTAAGCTTATCATTTTTTATTATTACAATATCAGTTGTTCTACACTTGCTTTTTATTTCTTTTATTATATTTTTTAACTGTGCCTGAGTTGTATTTTCTGTTCTTATTCTAACTCTAGGGTATTTTGGTATATTGTCGATATTAGGCAACTTTCCATTTTTTACATCTATTGTATAAAAACCGTGTACATTTTCAAAGTCTACAAAATCTGCCTTTCTAGTATCAACATTCCAAATTGCACATCCGTGATTTTCAAAAGATTCACCAAAGTTTTGCTGTATAAGAGAACCTACCTGTAATATAGTTTTATCTTTATTGTAAAACTGTCTTTTGTGTATATCACCTAACATCACCATATCATATCCATCAAACATAGATATTTTAAGGTCGTCACTTTCAACCTTATATCCAGTATCTGTATATGACATATCAAGCGCTCCATGAAAAAGCGCAACCTTTGTTTTAGCATTAAACGAATCTGCCTTAATAAATGTTTGCGGGTCATCAAATATACTAAACACAACAAAGTGAGTGCCTGCTATTTCATGTACAGCAGAATCTTTAAGATAGTGCAATTGTGGGTGTGCCAAAGACTCTATCATAGGAGACAAAGAATCTAACCTAGATGAATTATTAAGATTTGCATCGTGGTTTCCTGTAATTACAATTGTATGTCTTCTATCTGCTAAATTTTTAAGAAATTCTGTTGTAAGCTTTATCAGCTCAGGTGATATATCTGTTTTACTGTGTACGATATCTCCACCTACATAAACAATAGAATTTTTAGGTAGTTTATCAACCTGTTTATATAACTGTCTAAATACTTTTCTATATTCTTTATGTCTTTGGTAATTTCTTATATGTATATCAGCAACATGTAATACTGTTTCTAATTTATCAAATCCTACATCTATTTTATTAAAGTCCAAATTTCATCTCCAATAGTTTTGCAAAATCGACTGTTTTAGATTTAGATATTAAGTCATTTATTTTTTCATGTCCTAATGTACTAGGGTCTTCATCGTCGTTCATTTCTATTATTCTTACATCTATGTCTTCTGACTGTAAATATTCACATAGCTTTATAGCCTCATTTTTTGCATCATTGTCTAAAACTATGTTAACTCGCTTTACATTGTTTTCTTTTATTTTAATCTTAAGTGATTTTGGCATAAACTTTCCAAATATAGGAATTGAGTTTTCACCTATTGCTATTGCATCAAAAACTCCTTCACATATATTTATATCTTCATTCCAGTTAACCAAAAGTTCAAATCCTATTACGTCTTTAGATGTTTTAGGATTTTTATGCTTAAAATCAGTATCATAATAAGACCTACCTACAAAATAATTTAACATACCTTTTTCATCGTAACTAGGTATTATTACCATACCGCTATATTCACCAGATTCACAATATCCTATATTATATCTAAGTACATCTGTTTTTGTTATACCTCTTGACCTTAAATACTTTGCTGCGTTTCTAAATTCAGGACTATTTTTGTTTCCTGAAACTAAAGGTATAAAATCCATAGGTAGAGAAACATGTTCATTCACCTTTGCTTTGTCAGTAATGTGCCTAACACCTGTTAATGTATTAAGCTCTTTTATTTTTCCTAGTGCGCCAACCTTTCTAAAAATTCTTTCAGCGCCAATACCTTTTATTCCGCAAACCCAACAATGCCATTTTTGAGTAATAATATTTATTACCAATTTCTTTTTATGGTGATTACAATAAGGACATGAGAACGTAGCCTCATTGCCGCTTGTCATTGACTTACCTAATACATTTTCAAACAAATTGAGTAAACGTCTACTTTTATTCATGTATATAATATAACAAATATTTGTGAATTATGAAAACTTTATTTCGTTTATTTTTCTTTCCGTTTCGTCTGTAAATTTTACCTTTGCAAATCTTCTAGGACCTATACAATCATTGTAAAAATCGTCTTTTACAGAAACGTGATATCTATGGTGTATATTTTCCTCTAAATAATTAACCTGGCCTTTTGTTTCTCCCATTATTAGTATTTCAAATCTAAAATTATTTTTTCCTAGATTTTCAATGTCTCGATTTAATACCTTAGAAGAACCAGTATATTCTCTCCAGTTAGAATCTTTTCTTACAACTTTACGTCGTTTCTTACCAGCTACTTTTACACGTCTTGTTGTACCAAAGTATTTACGGCCTATATATTTTTTACCTGATTTTATATTTGTAATTAGATAAACAAAACCGAAATAATTATCTGGTGCTTCCTCTAGTATTTTTCCTTTATATAACCAATGACTCATATTATTATGTATCAAATGCAACCACAAACGTTGTATCATAATCGTTTGATTTTTTTATAGGTCTAGAAAGTTTACCTACTGCCAATAATCTTGCGTTATCGTCATATAATCCTATAGTTGTTACATAAGGTGAAAATTCAGAACCTGTTACAAAATTTTCTATTGTATTAAATTTAGATTCGCTTATTATTGTAGGGTTCATTGTAAACCCATATTCTCTTTCTTTTATATGACAATTATATTCATGTTCTATAATTGTATGTGTATTTTGAAATGAAAGTGTAACATCTGAAAGCAAAGGCTTAGTTCCATCTAAGCTATTATAGTATTGCGTTCTTTGACTTGTTAAAACGACAAGTCCATGATTGTAAAATACATTACCTACTCTATTATCAAATTCAGGTCTATTTGCAACAAATGATATTTCTGATTGTGACAAATTCTTATCAAAAATCATGATATTACTTACTCTCATTTTATTATGACCTTTGTATTCAATCATAGGTCTTCTTGTTCGAGAATATCTTGTATCTTGTTTTACTCTATACTTTTTTGCATCATAAGGTTTTGCGGCTACAACTATATTACCTTTGTTGTAAATATCACCTTCAGGTATTGTTGCTGATTGTTGTAACTCTCCATTCCAAAATAATGATACTGTGCTACCTGATTTTGTAAATATTATATTTTGAAAAATAGCTGTAGATATTGAACCTGTAGATTTTAATTCTGTGGTTGTTACACCATCACTTATTCTTGCTGTAATTTTATTTGCATTACCGCCACTTGCTGCATCATGGTATATACCTATATCGAAAGGATATCTTCCTGTATATATTGGGTCAATTTTATTTATTAAAGATTGATACTCTTCTGGATTTGCATTTTGTACTGCTGTTTTATTAAGATGGTTTGGGTTTTGTCTGAATCTAAAATAAACAGCAAAATCTTCGTTTTTTCTAAAATCAAATTGTTTTGCATCATCTATAATCATTAGACTTTGACTTTCAACATTTATTCTAGAATCAGTTGTCGTTGGTGTTTCACCATCAAATAATACAAATGTATTTTCAATTGTAGGTGATGAGGTTATAGGTTTTATTTTGTGAGCCTTTACACGATTAGGGTAAGGTGACCTTTCAAAAAATCTTGTTTTATTTGACAGGTCATAATATTCTTTACCATTATCTCTATAATAACTGCTGCTTGCAAGAGCATTTATACTATGCGCGTTAATTGTTTGTCCTTTGGCTTTGTTATACAAATCTACAAAATCCATAGAAAACACGCTTTGTGACTTATAGTTAACTGACTGGCTTGCCGCGGCAATGTATACTGATGCGTCGATAAGATTTCCATAGCCATCGTCTATGATTGTAAGTGAACCGGATTGAAGTTTAACAGTGCCTTTTTTTATTCTTTCACCAAACATACGTTGAGGTACAGATAATACCTGTGCCTTTTTGAATAGTGTTCTTATTTCTTTTTCATATCCATTATTATCTAATGTCCATGCTGGGTCATCTGGGTTTGTATAATACATGCCTTGAATAGAATCATGTATTGACCTTTCAAAAAATCCATTTGTTGTCTTTGAATGTATTGAGGCTGAATGTGTACCTAAGTAACTGCCTATAGTATCAGGTACAAATTGAGAGTCATCAAACTGTGATATATATGTAAATGTACTAAGAGAAATTGGTCGTACATTTGTACCTGCAGCTGATGCAGTTATTGTATAATCGGCTATTTCAGACTGTTCATAACCTCTTTCGTAATAACTGCCCGTATAGTTTGAGACGTATATCAAATAATCCTTGTGTGCCTCAAACGGAGTAATTTGAATATCGTCCTTTCTAAATTTCTTAAATATTCCGGACATATTTAACCCCTATATTAGAATTCTAATTTAATTCTGATAAGTGCTTCTCTTGTAAATGATTTTAATAACGGCTTGCTTAATTTTGCAGTTGCTAAAAGTTCATTTTGGTCGTTATATAATCCAACTGTTGTTATATAAACCTTAGGGTCTCTATACATAGATGGGTGAGCAAACTGTCCTTGAGAACCAGATGTAAATGTTGGATTGTTACTAAAATTATATTCAGCATTTTTTAATCTTACAAAATAATGAGTTGCAAAAACACGCTCTGCACTTCTTGCAGCGAATGAACCAGTGTTATCTGAGCCTGTAAAAAATCCTACAACATCTCTTAGTACTGGATTTATATTTGCAGAGCCTACATCGTTAGCCTCACCAGGACACCAACAATAGTTTGTTTCATCTATTGTCATATTTAATAATCTAGGTGACAACATAATAACACCCATATCTGGATAAAACCATCCATACTGTGTAGGGTTTGTTATTGGTGAGCCGCCTGCATCTGTTATACCTATTGAGCCTGTTACTACTTTATATAACGCGCCATAATCTCCTAACTGTGCACTGTTTGCAGTACTGTCATCTGTAAGTGTAAATACACCACTTGGAGCTGCACCATGACCACCTCTGATAAGTGAACTTGATATTGTAAAGGTCCAGTTACCTGGGTCTATTCTTTCCTTAAATCTATTTCTGTTTACGTTGATAAA